TGATGAACTTGCGGTAGAGAGCGAAAATAAGGTAGCCGTAATAGGTTTCAACGATATAGATGTTAACACAGCAGCAATCCCCAACGGAGATGTTGCCACATCAACCAATTTCATCAAATTAATGCCTTTGATTAGTCAGGGTAGCGGACAATATAATCAACGTGTAGGAAATGAAATTAGATTAAAATCCCTAGAGATTAAGATGTTATTAAATTTGGCTCTGGCAGATTTAACAACCACCGTAACAAGAAATACAGCCATCGGGGTACGTGTCATGATATTAAGACAACGAGATCAGAATTCCCAATTAGGAGTAATTGGAGATTTCAAAGGAGATAAGTTAATGGAATTAGGAAATATTATAAATCCTGGTCCAGGTGCCTTCTCCGGAGATACTTTTAATTTAGTTCAAAAGATCAACCGAGAACAATTCGCAGTCAGATATGACAAGACCTTTCAAATAGATGCCCCGCATAGATTTGACAACACCGGAGTACAATTCCCAACTAAAACTAAAGTTATGAAACATACATTACGTTTTGGTAAGCAAGGTCTTAAATTAACATTTGGTGATGCGAACAGCGAGAGCCCCACCAACTTCCCATATATTATGGTAATAGGCTATGCCTCCACTGCCACAAGTTCAGTTCCCGATGACGATCTAGTTCGTTACTCCTATTCATCCAATGCCAATTATACAGACATGTAAAATCAGATTTATATTTACTTTAGGAATAAATATAAATTAAAAAAAACAATATAAAGATACACCAGTATAACATATTGTCCGCTTAGACCTTTGCTGCGAGGCGGAGACGACAGTCGACAACATAAAATTCTTTTTTTCGAAGCTTCTCACCCAAGGTACGACGGTGAGAAAAATAAAAATTTCTTTTATCCCGAACTCCAGATCTTTCAGCCTGAATTATTTAGGATGTTTAGGAAAAAGTTACAAAATGGGGGTCTAGTATTACCCCCCACTTTTGTGTAAAACACATTTGTGCAAAATCTATAAATTACACATATTTATCAAAATTAATATCTTTAGGTATATTATAATGGGTGTTGATGAAATCAACCCCAACCAGAGAAAACGTGCATGGTTTCTAACCATCAACAATCCACCAGTAGAGGTAAAGCAGCATGCTGTAGCTCAGATCCATAAAGCATCGTATGGTATTATAGGTGAAGAAACTGCCCCCACAACGGGGACAAAGCATATCCATGTCTATTTCAGAATGGCTGATGCGATTTCGTTTAAGACGGTCAAGAAAGAATTCCCTACAGCGAATATTCAAGTAGCTTTAGGAAATGACCAAGAATGTAAGAAGTATTGTTCAAAGGAAGCAGTACTTGCCGAACAAGGTATCATGTCGCAGCAAGGTAGGCGATCAGATTTAGAGAAAGTAAGAGAACTAATCAAGGAAAATCCGAGTATGAAATCAATAATTCAACAAGTAGGATCCCTACAGAGTATAAAAACAGCAGAAAAAATATTAGTATATGAAGAACCAGCTAGAGATTGGGAAACCCAAATCTATTGGTTCTGTGGGGCAACTGGGACCGGTAAGTCACGGTTGGCACATGAGCTATACCCCGATGCATACTGGGCTATGGATACGGGTCAATGGTGGGAAGGCTATGATGCTCACAAAGTAGTAATCATAGACGATATGAGAAGGGACTTTCTCAAATTCCATCAATTGTTAAAACTCTTTGACAGATATCCGTATAGGGTAGAAGTTAAAGGTACAAGTCGTCAGATGTTAGCTCGGACTATAGTAGTCACAAGCTGCTACAGTCCAGAAGAGATGTTTGATACCCGAGAAGATATACAACAGATATTACGAAGAATTACGAAAATAAAATATTTCTAGTATATATAGATGCCCAGAAAAGGTTCTAAGAGAATGACTTTCGATAAGAAAGTAAAAGCTATCGTCCGTGATGAACTTGCGGTAGAGAGCGAAAATAAGGTAGCCGTAATAGGTTTCAACGATATAGATGTTAACACAGCAGCAATCCCCAACGGAGATGTTGCCACATCAACCAATTTCATCAAATTAATGCCTTTGATTAGTCAGGGTAG